CTCGTGCCCACTTGCCCACTTTTTTCTTTAACTAAATGCGATAAAAAGTTTAACAATATATAAGAGTTTGGGCAAGTAAAGTGGGCTTTTGGCCACAAGGGTATTTTTTAGTGTTTTTGAAAGGAGCACAGAATATTATGGAGAAGCGTACGTACGAAGATGTATTTGACGATTTCATAAGTAAGATTACGAATGAGGAGAAGTTAAAAGTTGACGATTATAGACCGGCAGATATATTATACATAGAAGACGTAGACTGGTCTTCTGGTATTATCGTGTGGTTGAAGGACGGTTCAAAGTTTTTATATGTTCCACCAAAGGAAGAACAATTAGGAGGTAGAGTATGAATATTCGTGATTGGTTAAGAATAACCTATGAGTCAGAGAAAAATGGTATGTTAAAAACTAGACCTAGATTAAAGTGTAAGGATGGGTTTAGTATATCTGTACAGGCTTCAAAGTATATGTACTGCCACCCAAGTACGAATCTTTTAGGTGGGGAATATGAGTCTGTGGAATTAGGGTTTCCTTCTGAGGAAGAACCGCTTATTCGTAAGTATGCTGAGTGTGACTTAGATTTAACTGGAACTGTATATGGGTACGTTCCTATATCTATCGTTACACAAGTTATAGAGAAGCATGGCGGAATAGAGTATTAGTAAAATATTTAAGGCGCTTAGAATACAAAGCGTCTTATTTTTGCTATTTTTTGCGATTCGCGTGAAAAACAACCCCTTTTATGAAGAGAGAGAGGATATCGGCCAATTTCTCTTTATTTTGGTAAACTTGGAAAGGAGCTTGTCAAAATGTTAGAAAACAAATTCAAGACAAAATTAATCAAAGAGCTCAAAGAATTATTTCCAGGCTGTTTTGTCTTTCATTCAGACCCGAATGAGATACAAGGATTTCCAGATTTGATAATTCTTTACAAGAACAAGTGGGCGGCATTAGAGGGAAAGAAATCCTCATGCGCAAGTTGTCGACCAAACCAGAAACATTATGTAGAACAAATGAACAAAATGTCATTTGCAAGTTTTATATATCCTGAAAACAAAGAGGAGGTACTTCATGATCTTCAACAGACATTCCGATCTTGAAGGTCTACATGCCTTCTTAGGGGCTAGTAAATATCATTGGATTCGTTATGATGAAGAAAAACTAGTCAACACATATTTAAACTTCATGGCTGCTCAAAAAGGAACAGAGCTTCACGAGTTTGCAAGTAGTTGTATTCGTCTTGGTCAAAAGCTTAGTAATTCTAAGAAGACCTTGAATATGTATGTCAATGATGCAATTGGTTATAAGATGGTTCCAGAACAGGTTCTTAAATATTCTTATAATTGTTTTGGTACAGCTGACGCAATTTGTTTTAGAAAGAACCTTTTACGTATACACGATTATAAAAGTGGTGTGTCCCCGGTTAATATGGACCAACTTAAAATCTACGCTGCTCTATTTTGTTTAGAGTATAAAACTAAACCTTCGTCAATAGATATGGAACTACGAATATATCAAAACGACGAGATATTATTTGACACTCCTCCGTCTGAGGAGATTGACGAGATTATGGAGAAGATAATATTGTTTGATAATATTCTAAACAAAATTCAAGCAGAGGAGGTTTAACCTATGAATTATATCGTAAATGATATTATGGATTATTTGATGCACGTTGGTACACCAAGAAAATCTGGTAGATATCCATGGGGCTCTGGTAAGAACCCACAAAGAAATAAGGACTTCCTCGCTAGAGTCGACGCTTTGAAGAAAGAGGGTAAATCTGAAAATGAGATTGCTAAGTTAATGGGTTTGAGTTCTGGAGAATATAGAACCCAGAAGACATTAGCGAACAACGAAAGGCGAGCTTTAGATTATGATAGAGCAGTAAGTCTTAAAGAAGATGGTTTGGGTCCAACTGAAATAGCCAGAATTATGGGATATCCTAATGAATCATCGATTAGGTCATTATTGAACGAAACATCAAGAGATAAGATGGAACAAGCATCTAACACCGCGTTATTTTTAAAAGATAAAGTTGACGAATTAGGTATGATTGAAGTTGGTAAAGGTGTAAATATGAGTTTAAACATCTCTCCTGAGAAGATGCGAGAAGCTTTATATTTATTAGAGCTTGAGGGGTATCCTACACATCGAGGTAGAGTACCGCAACCAACCAACCCAGGTCAAATGACAACTATGACCGTACTTTGTCCACCAGGAACTCCTAACAGTGCTATATATGAATTTGATAAGATTAACCTTATTGCTGATAAATATATATCACACGATGGAGGCGAAACTTTCGATAAGTTTGTATATCCTAAAAGTATGGATTCCAGTAGACTCCAAATCAGATATGCTGAAGATGGTGGTGATAAAAGAGACGGTGTTATCGAACTTAGACGAGGCGTTGATGATATATCCTTGGGTAAATCAAGGTATGCCCAAGTTCGAATCTTAGTCGATGACGATCGATATCTAAAAGGTATGGCTATATATTCGGATGATCTTCCTCCAGGAGTAGATGTTAGATTTAATACTAACAAAAAGAAAGGTACTCCTACTAGAGATGTATTAAAGAAAATAAGCCAAGATCCAGACAATCCCTTCGGATCTCTAATAAAAGCAGGAGGTCAAAGTTATTTTATTGATAAAGATGGTAATAGGCAATTATCATTAATTAATAAAAGGGTAGAAGAAGGTGATTGGGGTGACTGGAGTGACAGCCTGCCTTCTCAATTCTTATCGAAGCAACCAAAAGAGCTTATTCAGAAACAATTAAATCTAGCAAAAGCAGATAAAGCAGCCGAGTTCGAGGAGATTATGTCTCTAACTAACCCTACTGTCAAGAAAGCTATGTTAGACTCTTTCGCTGAAGATTGTGATTCTGCAGCTGTTCACCTTAAAGCTGCCGCATTACCTAGACAGAAGTATAGAGTTATATTACCAATTGATTCGTTGAAGGATGATGAGGTTTATGCTACAACTTTTGACAATGGTGAGAAAGTAGCGTTAATTAGATATCCTCATGGTGGAACTTTTGAAATACCGATTCTTAAAGTAAATAACAAACATAAAGAGGCTAAGCGGATATTAGGAAATCCAGCAGACGCTATTGGTATTAACAGCAAGGTGGCCGAGAGATTATCTGGGGCTGACTTTGACGGCGATACTGTAATGGTTATTCCTACTGGCGGTAAAGTAAATATACTTTCCACTAAAGCTCTAGAGGATCTAAAAGACTTCGATCCAAAAGGACAATACCAAGCTACACGAATCGAAGAGACCCCTGATGGGAAGAAGCGTTATTTTAGAGGTGATGCTGAGTTTCGACCGATGACTAACACCCAAACGGAAATGGGCAAGATATCTAATCTCATTACTGATATGACTTTGAAAGGAGCCAACGAAAGAGAAATTGCAAAAGCAGTAAAACATAGTATGGTTGTAATCGATGCCGAAAAACATGGGTTAGACTATAAAAAAAGCTATGAAGATAATGATATTGCAGTTTTAAAGAAACGTTGGCAAGGTAGAGTTGAAGACGGTAAATATAGAGATGGAGCGTCTACCCTTATTTCTAGATCAAGTTCTGAGGTTTCAGTTGATAAGCGTAAAGGAAGCCCTAGAATAAATAAAGAAACTGGCGAATTAGAATATAAACTTGCTAGTGAACCTTATGAAGTTGTCCGTTATCAAGATCCTAAGACTGGCAAATTAACTAAACCTACTCGCGATCAGATAAGGGAATATAGAAGCGCAATTGCTAACGGCGATAAACCTAAAAACTTTGTTACTCAGGTTAAGAATGACGGAGAATATGAGTCTGTAAAATATAAAGATCCTGTTACCGGAAAAACTAAGACTCCCTCTAAGGAAACTCGTGTCGATCCAGTCACTGGAAAACAAACCAGCGATTATGCAGAAATGATGCGAAAATATAGAGAAGCTAAGGAAACCGGAGAAGGTCTTGATAATTTTGCGGTCTCTACTGTTAGAAGAACCCAAGCAAGCACCCAAGGAGCTGAGGCAAAGGATGCTAGAAGTTTATCTTCTGGAACGTTACCGGAAGAACTATATGCAGACTACGCTAACTACATGAAGTCTCTTGCTAACTCTGCAAGGAAGCAGATGATATCTACAAAGGATATACCATACTCTCCTGAAGCTAAAGTTAAATACAAGAACGAAGTAGACACACTCCAAGCAAATTTAAACATTGCTAAAAGGAATGCCCCATTAGAACGATTCGCTAACATAATGGCAACATCTACCATCCAAGCTAAGAAGGATGCGTATCCAGAAATGTCTAAGAGTGAGATTAAGAAGGCCAGCCAACAGGCCCTAGTAGCAGCTAGAGAAGCTATTGGTGCCAAGCGCACAACAGTAGAGATCTCAGACAAAGAATGGGAAGCTATTCAGGCAGGAGCAGTTAGTGCTACTATGTTAAAGCAGATCATGACCCACATAGACTCTGATAGTCTTAGGGAAAGAGCCATGCCTAGAACAGTATCAACTCTTACTCCTGGGCAAAAGAGCAAGATCAAAGCTTTGATAGCGTCGGGGTATAACACTGAAGAGATTGCAAAGTCGATTGGTAAGTCGCCAACGACTATCAATGATTACCTACTTGGGAAAGGAGTGAACAAAGACTGATGAGTGCTAAGTGTATGTTGACAACATTTGATAATCCTTATGATCCATTTGAGAATTATACATCATGGTTGATGTGTGACCTTGAACGTGGTCATGGAAGCTGTGAACTTCTTGGTCGAGTGGCCCGTATCTCGGACGCCCTCACTCCTGAAGAGAATGATAAGGAAGTTGAACGAGCTATCGATGAGATAATTAAGTATGACTTCCAAAACATTTACAAGAAAGTTAAGCAAGAAGTTTAGATAGTAATGGTCGTGGTACCTAGGGGGGTGTCTCTAAAACAACACCCCCTACCG